GTGTCCCCCTCACCAATTTGGCTGCGTACATATAGCACATAGTTATCGACATACTCTTCAAACTCCTCATTGTAGTAGGGGGTGGCCTTAATGATGTCGCACTCGCGGGAGTACTCCTCAAAGCCCATTTGGCCGTAGTGGTGGCGAAGTTTCACCTCAGCCAATGAGTGCGCCATGGTGCCCTCTTGGCTATAGTCAAAACTTCCGGCTGGTTTCTTTAGTTCAGGTAGCGTCGCCTCAAGGCGAGCCGATGGGGTACAAGTCAGCCAACGCTTGGACGCGGAGGCAGATAGAACGGCATGTGCGGTCATTTCGGTTTTCCTGTTTTCACGGTTTACTTGTATTACTACTAATGCAAAACGGGACAGCTTTTTGGGCTGTCCCGTTTAATAGTTGACTAATTTATTAAGGTATTCTTTAGTTCCGCAAGGCTATTCTTTAGCTCCCTTTAATTTGGCGATCAGGTCGTTAACTGCGCCGGTGAAGTCAACCACCACATCGGCCTTGACATCGATCTTCTGCTCTCGAGTTTCCTTGTAGTCTTGGGGGAACTGACCGCGCAGCGCGATCTCCGCGATCAGGGAGTTGAACGCCTTGTTGCCAACATTGGCAAGCATCTCCCGCTCCCAAAACGCTTGGGAGTGCACCAAGGCCACCCCAAGCGCGTCCGCAATCTCTGGGTACTTCTTCTTCCAACTCTCAGCCACATCCTTGCTGATGCCGAGCTCAGACCACATCATCTTCTGTGACGCGCCCTGCTTGCCCATCTCAATGAGCGTGTCGCACATCTCAGGCTTGAAGGTAAACTTTTGCTTTGCCATTACTTTTTAGCGGTCTTTGCCGACTCCCTGAATGCCTTCGCGGTGGGTGCGCCCTTCTGCCCCGGCTCCCGCATCTTCTCCCCGGAGCCCTTAGCTATCCGCTCACGTTTTGCCGCGATGTTGGCATAGAGACCGGGTTTTGCGGCGCCACCTTCTTTTTTCTTGTCTAGCCCCATGAGTTCAGACAAAGTCTTTCCCGACCCACGGACGCCCTCTTTTTTGGGTGGGCTCATTGGGTTAAACGGGCGCACAGGGGCTGGCATGACCTGCCCTGGGGGTCTTGGAGGTTGCCCGCCTGCGTTCATCTTGGGTAGTTTCTTGAAGCCGTCCATGGCCTTCCTTTCGGTTACAGAATGGGGGTGGGTAAGGGGCGTCTCCCGACGTGCCCTACTTCAACTTATGCAAAAACCGACCCTTTACAGCCCCAAAGAACTTCCTTGATTTTTTGGTAGTGTCTGGCTTTGGCATCATATTTTTGACGATACCAAAGGCGCCTGTTACTATGTCCTTCGTTATTTGTGAGGCTTGTGCGACACGCTTAGCCTCTTCAATTGGGTTCTTCATGGGCTTCATCTGCTTCGCTAGCATACGCCTCATCTCACGGTTCAGGTTCACAGCTTCTCCTCCTTTATCAATCTTTCAAATAACTCAAACGCTAGCATACCGCGCATGTGGATCAACTGCTTTATGCCCAATAGCGCGTTCGCCACTTCCTCTACGTCAACCTTCCCTTGGCGGTCGTAGTAATACTTAAATAGCGTCTCCACGTCTTGGTCAGAGCTCCACAGGTTCATAATAGCTTCCTCAAGATCAAACCTTGTTTTGTTTAGGCTTGGGTTTAGCTTCATCTTTCTTAGACTCCTCTTTTCTTATAGCGTTAAACAAAACATCAAACGTTTCGCGTAGCCTAGTGTTTAATGCCTCCAATTGGTCGGTGATGTTGTGCAGGGAGTACTCCACATCGTTCCGGTTTGCGTTTGGTGCGCCGTATGTCAAGACGCGTACGGTGCTAGCCAAAACGTCTAGGTCGATGCTCACCGTCTCAATGTCGGTTAACTCTTTGTAGTGCTTCATACTCCCATCTCCTCTTTTATAAGGTCAATCGCCCGCTTGAGGTGGTACCGCCAGTATTTGTCCGTGACCTCAATGTCCGCTGCGTTGTTGCCTGTTAAGAACGCCTCAAGCACCTCCCGTTGCTTTTCCGGCATCTTAGTTTCCATGATCCGCTTTACATCTATCAGATCATCGTGCGTCCACGGCAACCACCCATCGGATGCCTGCCCCGGTATCCCCTCCACATCCTCTTGCTCCATCAGATCCGGCTCCTCATCAGACAATCGAGGTGCCGCGCAATTTATTTTATATTTTGTAATAATCATGGTAACTAAAAAGTGCTGCAGAATAAATGTTTCCCATTCCTGCGGCGAGGGAAAGCATGAGACCATCCGGCGCAGGTTGAGGGTGTGATATAAATCTTTCGTCCACCTCTGTTCTGTTTTTGATCTCCGGTATGCTCCCCTTTCTGATGTCGTTAAGTAGCAGGCAGGTTTCCAATAGCCCGCTGGCGCCCACGGTGTGCCCAATCCTTTGCTTGTAGGATGTGGCGATGAAGTTGTCAAAGTAGTGCTCAATTGCTGCCCTTTCGGATAGGTTGTTAATTGGTGTGCCAGTGCCGTGTGTTTTTATTAGTCGCACATCGGTTAGCGGGTGCCCGTGGGTCGCCCCCTCAATTGCTTTCTTGTACCCCTGCCCATCAGGTCGCTGACCTAATGGGTTACTGTTGTCCTCTGACGCACTGTACGCGTTAAGTAACTCCGCCGCAACCGGCGAGTCACACGCAAGCACCGAACGCTCAGACTCAAACACCGCCAACACGCCTCCCTGCCCCAAGTAGAAGCCGCCGTTTTTGGAATCAAACGCCGACGGTACTGCGCCCCGCGCCTCATCGTCCAAGCAGATGTTGGCCTTGGCGGATCCAAAAAAGTTCATCACCGTGTTGGTGATGGAGTCCTCAAGACCAAGCACATACACGCGGTCGAACCCGTAGTCCCGGATAAGGTGTCGCACATCCATCAGTACTTTTAAACTAGACGCGCAGGTGCTTGCGTCGGTGGCCACATAGTCGTTGGCGTGGAGTGGTGACGCAATGCGGGCACCGAATATGTTGGTGACATTTAGCACCTCCACCTTGTAGGCGTAGGCGAGCGAGTTGGTCAGGCATTGGTCGTAGAGCGGCACCCCGCCCGTTCCCCACACCTGAGATCCGCCCGCCAATATGAAACCTATTTTGCCAGGGGCCTTGTTGTTGCACACATGCTTGACCATGTCTTCAGTGACTAAACGGTCAGCGATGCGTTTAGGAGCCTGAAATAGCCCCGTCTTGGCCTTGTCGTAGGTCTCCGGGAACCAATGCACCCGCTGCGGAAACACGGCGTCTGAGATCACCTTGGTGGTCTCAGTGCTCATGGTTTCGTACTTGGTCAGGTAGATTCTCATTTTAGTTTCTTTAGAGCTTCCGCCATGTCGGTAGGTTCCGTGGTCTTGTGGGCATCCACGAAGTCAAAGATCCGGCGCAGGGTCATGCTCCTGCGTTGGGTGCCGTCCTCCAAGGTTACCGCAGTGGGGGTCAGCTCCTTCAACTTCTCCTCTGGGATCCCGTACATGTCCGCCAAGTAGATGCTGAACATAAGCGTGTCGAGACTATCCAAGTTTAACTCAACGGTCTCCTGATCCAATGATGTGGCCTCAACAATGTTTATGCCTGCCGGCTTGGCGAGCCTTATCAACTCATTTGTTAGTAGAACCCTGTCCATCATACCTCCATCTTTAGTTCGTTCATAAGGGCGTCCTGCCCGCTTATCTTGCCGTCCAACACCTTCACCACCTGCTCATCGATCGTGCCGTCTAGCAAGATGTGGTGGATGATCACGGGCTTCTCCTGACCCTGCCGGTACACCCTGGCGTTGGCTTGGATGTAGTTCTCTGAGCTCCACGGCAGATCGTACCATACAACCTGCGCGATCTGTCCTTCGTTGCACTGTAGGTTCAGACCGATCCCGCCAGACTGTGGGTGCGCTAGCATGATCTTGATCTTGCCTGCTCTCCACATGTCCAGGTTGTCATCTGAGAGCTCCTGCGCCTCAGGGAAGCGCTCCTTGAGCTTCTTGAGCGCGGTCTTGTAGTGGTAGAAAACAAGCGTTGGGTGCGGGTTCTCCTCAATCAGCGACTCCAAGAACTCAATCTTCTCCTCGGAGCTCTGCGCCTCGCCCTCCTCCGTGTAGAGCTTGCCGCTCGTGAACTGCTGGAGCTTGTTGGCGAGCGCCGCGGCGGTGACCGCGGTGACCTCCTTGCCATCAATCTCCGTCACCAGCTCCTTGCGCAGCTGCTTGTACTTAGCCATGACCTCCGACGATATCGTACATGTATGGTACAAGTTAGTCAGGGGCGGCAGTGTCAAATAGTCCTCGGCGCGCAGGCTGAAGCAGATGTCCGAGACCCTGTCCCTAATCTGGCTGTC